GAAAATCTCCCGCTCGCAGTATTACACGATGAAGCGGGAGGGCTGGGGCCCCGACGAGGCCTGGATCGGCCGCCTGGTTCGGATCACCGACGAATCGCACTGGCGCTGGCAACGGCAGCGCGAGCGAGCGGCCGAGCTTGGAATCCGTGGTGCCCTCCCCGCGCACGAAATGGCGGCACTCCGTGACGTGCTCCCAGCATATGTAGTTGCAGCGCTCGCGCGTCCGACGTGCGAACAGCACCCCCCGTAATAACAAACCCCGGCAGCAGCGAGGTTAATCGCTGCGCGCCGGGGCTGTTTTGTTGCGTCCCCATCACCGTCCAAAGCTCAGGAGTCGCAAATGTCATCTAAGCATACTCGGCCAAAAAATCCAACTGCACCTGCTAGCACTAAGGCTAGCACTGCGAACGGCTTCGGCGTGCTGCGCTCGGTGCTGGAGACCGCCAGCGCCAAGGCCGGCTGCAGCCTCTCCGATCTCACCGTCCTCTCAGCCCAGGTCGATCCGTATCGACTCGACACTTCGTCAGGTCATCGCGACGGCCAATGGCTCGCCAAACAGCTCGACCGTGCCATCGGCAAGCGGCGGCGTATCCATTGGCGCGGATTGCATTATGTACTCGTTTCCACCAGCAACCTCGTGAAGCCGAACGGCGACATTTATGTCAACGATGACGACAACTGGACGTGGCTCATCAACACAGCAGGGAAGGGCGCACGCTGGTTGGGTTATATCGACTTCGAGCGCATCACCGATAATCGCAACGCCGAGCCGTTCATCCACCATAAGGCTATAAGCCGAAGGCGCTCGTCACCGTCGGCATCGATATCACGATCCCCGACGTCTCCGATATGGAGCCGGCGCCGGTCGCCGAAGGATTTGAGCCAAGGCAAGCCTTCCACTTCGTGATCTTCGGTGAGAAGGCTAGCCTTGAGGATGTCGTCCTCCCGGTCGCGCGCGCGAAGCAGGCAGACCTCTACCTGCCCACCGGCGAAATCAGCGACACGTTGTTACATCGCATCGCCAAGGACGCTGCCGCCGACGGCCGGCCAATGGTGATGTTCACCCTGGCGGACTGCGATCCGGCCGGCCACCAGATGCCGGTATCGATCGGTCGCAAGCTTCAGGCGTTCCGTGACTATCGCTTCCCCGAGTTGAAGTTCGAAATCGTTCCGATCGCGTTGGCGGTCGAGCAGGTCGGTGAGCTGGGTCTTCCCTCCACGCCGCTGAAGGAGACCGAGAAGCGCGCCAGTCGCTGGCGCGAGGCCTTTGGCGTCGAGCAGACAGAGATCGACGCTCTGGCAACCCTTCAACCCAATGTTCTGCGTGAGATCGTCGAGCGCGCGTTCGACCCTTATTACGACCGCACCCTCGAAGACCGCGTTCGCGCGGCCGAGGACGAATGGATGGAGAGGGCGCAGGAGGCGATTACCGAACAAGTCGACCCCGAAGTTCTCGCCGCGTTGCGCGTGGAAGCAACCGAACGGTTATCGGAACTTTCATCGGTAATCACCGACTTGAATGAGCACTTCCGGCTTGCCGGCGATCGTTTCCGTCTGCCGGCGATCGAAGTTCCCCAGCCCGAAATCGATGAAGACGCTGCAAGGCTAGCCTTAGTGAACTTCGACGACGACTGGGTCACGGCGACGCGCGCGCTGATCGCTCGCAAACAGTACGGCAACGGTCACGCATGAGCGCTGGAAGAAAAAGTCAAATATCCAATGCCGAATGCCCCGCATCATTCGGCACCGCCGAGTGCATAGCACCCGCACTTGGCATCAGCGTCGGGATGTTACGTGCAACGCGTGACCACTGCCGACGTAGGGGTCGTCGAGGTCCAGGCTGCCAGGCCAACTCGACGACCCCGTCAATGTAGCAGAACCGATCAAAGGGGGAACAACGAGCCATGCGCGACATATGCAGAGAAGTCGCCGATCAGATCATCACCGAGCTGAAGAGCGGTGTGCGGCCGGAGCGCTCGCAAGATCATATTGCGCCACGCTCGCTCACTCCGTTCGCAAGCCTACCCGGATCCCACTTCGCCACGATCGTCGCCGATCCGCCGTGGCAGTTCACCAACAAGACCGGAAAGGTCGCCCCCGAGCATCGCCGGCTGCATCGTTATGCGACGATGACGCTCGACGAAATCATGGCGTTGCCAGTCGAGCAAGTCGTCGCGCCGACTGCGCATCTCTACTTGTGGTGTCCGAACGCGCTCCTGCCCGAGGGCCTCGCCGTGATGAACACGTGGGGCTTTAGCTACAAGACCAACATCGTCTGGCACAAGATTAGAAAGGACGGCGGCTCGGACGGCCGCGGCGTCGGTTTCTATTTTCGCAACGTGACCGAGCTTGTCCTGTTCGGTGTGCGCGGCAAGAACGCACGCACGCTGGCGCCAGGACGGCGGCAGGTCAACTTTGTCGAAACTCGTAAGCGCGAGCATTCGCGCAAGCCCGACGAAATATATCCCATTTTCGAGGCGTGTAGTTCGGGGCCGTTCCTTGAACTGTTTGCGCGCGGCAGTGCGCACCCAGGCTGGGTGGTTTGGGGCGATGAGGCATCTGTCAGTTCCACCGAAGCCGTCGCCGGGACTGAAGCTGACAACGCGCGTCTCACCGACGGAGGCACGCCATGAAGCTCAACGACGTCCTTGCCGCGATGCGCGCCGGCGCCTGGCTGCATTTAACTCTCGCTGACGGACCGCGATGGCAGCTTAACGACGGCGCAACCGCGACCACAGTCAACAGCAGGACTGTGGCGGGGATGATCAAACGCGGGCACATTGCCGGAAACAACGACAGCCGTTCGATATCGTCCCTTCGCAAACCTGGCGCTACACCCGCCCAAAGGAGCCTCCGCAAGTCGGCAACGGAGGCACACCATGAAGATCATTGGCGCCGACGAAAGGCTCAACGAGCCGCGCGGTGTGAAATTCCTGATCAAGGGTCCGTCCGGCGTCGGCAAAACAAGCCTGCTGCGGACGCTCCCCGATCCGTCCCGCGTGCTGTTCATCGACAGCGACGCCGGCGATCTATGCGTGCAGGACGTACCGGTCGATACGATCCAGATCGACGACTGGCAGACGGCGCGCAATATCGCGGTTCGCATCGGCGGCCCTAATCCGTCGTTTGCGCCGACCAGTCCTTATTCCGAAGCGCACTACAAGGCGGTCGGCGGGGCGCTGGAAAATCTCGACCGCTACGATCTGATCTTCGTCGACAGCATCACCGCCATCAGCCGGCTGTCGTTCCGCTGGGCTGAGCAGCAACCGGAAGCGCGTTCAGAGCGCACCGGCGCCAAAGACACGCGCAGCGCTTATGGGTTGCACGCACGTGAGCTGCTGCTGTGGCTGCATTAGTTACAGCACGCGCGCGGCAAGCATGTCGTCTTTATCGGCGTCCTCGAAAAAGTCACCGACGACTTCGGCCGCTTCGTCGAATATCGCCTGCAGATGGAGGGCGCGAAAGTGCCGCGCGAGATCGGCGCCATCGTCGACGAAGACATTGTGATGGAGTTTCTCGACTTCGGCGGTTCCGAACCGGTTCGCGGGTTCGTGTGCACGTCACCGAACAGATGGCATCTGCCGTGCAAAGATCGCAGCGGAAAACTCGACCAGACCGAGCCGCCGCACCTCGGCAAGCTCATCGCCAAAATTCTCAACCGTTCTTCACCCCCAGAGCAATAGGAGGCATTGATGAAGTTCGACTACTCACAGACTTCCGACCCTCGCGACTTCGGCGAGCTTATTCCGCACAACACGCTTGCCAGCGTGCTGATGCGCATCCTCCCTGGCGGCGTTGGCGAGAGCGGACTGCTCAAGCGTACGGCGAAGGGCGACGCCGAGGCGCTCAGCTGTGAATTCGTCGTCGTCGACGGGCCGTACGCGAAGCGCAAGTTCTGGGACACCTTCCTCCTTGAGGGCACGACTCCCGGTCAGCAGGAGATGGTCCTCACCAATCGCGGTCGTCTCAAGAACATCCTGGAGTCCGCGCGTGGCATCAAGAAGGGAGACACCAGCGAGCAGGCGCTCGCAAAGTACAAGGCGGACCTCAAGGACTTCGACAACATTGTCTTCGTTGCGCGAATCGGCCTCAGAAAAGGCGAGCCCAAAAACGATGGCAGCGGAGATAAGTGGCCGGACAAGAATTACTTGGCGGCCGCGATCGGTCCTGAGCACAACGATTGGCACCCATGCGAGCAACCGCCGCCATTCAACGGCGGCGGCGCCGGCGCTGCCGCTACTCCGCCGGCTTCCGCACCCGCGGACTCTGCGCCGGTTGCTCCGCCGAAGTGGGCCAAGCAATGAAAAAGCTGCGCACTGTCGGACAGGTCTCGCCGTCTGCAATCGAGGACGAATGGCAGCGGCGCGCGACCGCCGCCGCCATCGAGGCCGCGCGTGGGGTCGTCAAACTCGACGGCCCCATTCCGCCGGCGGTGCCGATCGGACGGTTGAGCGACATGGAGTGGGGCTGGGTCCTTGCCGCAATGTTGTTTGCCTGGCTCTCGGCCCGCGCCGAGCAGGCAGCCGCAGAGCAGCTCGATACTGAGCAGTGTATCCGTATGACCGCGCTCGATCCGCAGCCGTGGGACGCCGGCGCAGTCGCGGCGATCCTGCCCGACTTGGCAAATGCTTGTCCCGATATCGACTGGTCGCAGCCGCTCGCGCAATGGCCGCGGGACACCATGGTTGAATTCTTGCTGACCGCCATGCGGCTTATTCGCAAGGCGACCATCGCGCGCGATCTCAGCGACAAGGGCATCACTCGCCAATCGAGCGCGAGCACGATCGCGCGTCAGGCCAATGCCGCGGCTGGTGGGCCGCTCATGACCGCAGATGAATGGAACGACGAACTTGGTATCTGACCGAGGCCACGATGTCCTACGACTACTACGAGCCCAAGCTGGCGGACGAGCCGATCAACGTCGCGCTCAACGAAGCCATCGAGCGCGCCGCGGCGGGCAAGGCGGAGCTGCCACGTCCATATCTGGGCGCCTCCATTGTCGGTTCAGACTGCCTGCGACGCGTGCAATACGACTGGTGGTGCACGCCGACGCTCGACGCCCGCACGCGCGCGATCTTCGCCCGCGGGCACTATTTCGAGGCGCGGGTACGCGAGCAGCTAGTCGCGGTCGGCTTCAAGTTTGCCCGGCCCGAAGCACTCGCTTTCACAGCCGTGAACGGCGATCTGCGCGGCCACGCCGACGGCATCATTACTGCGGGGCCTAATCCGCTCGGCAGCGCCTACGTCAATTATCCGTTCATTTGGGAATGCAAAGCACTTAACGCGAGGAACTGGCGCGCCCTCGCGCGCAACGGACTCGAAAGGGAATTCCCTAGATACATGGCCCAACTTGCGCTCTATCAAAGCTATCTCAAGCTGACCAACCCGGCCTTATTCACCGCAGTCAACGTTGACAGCTGTGAGCAGCTGCATTTTTGGGTGCCGTTCTCCGCCGAGCGCGCGCAGCTGTGGAGCGACCGCGCCGCCAATATCATCGCGGCGACGCGCGCCGGCGAGGTGCTGCCACGCGCCTACAGCGACCGAGATAAGTTTCCCTGCAAGATCTGTCCGCATGTCGACCGGTGCTGGCGATGAGCGCGCACAAGAAAACCTTAGAGGAAAAGATTGCTGACCGGGTTCGCATGCTCGCGAGCGACAAGCCCGGTGAAGTCGTCGCCGCCGCGAACGCCCTCAAGCTGATACTGGCGTCCGTCGGTACCGATATGAACGGCTTAGCCCACGCCATCGAGAACTTGGGCAAGAACGCCGAAGTTTCGAAGGATCAGATGAGAAAAGTCTGGGATGCCGCCGTCCAGCACACCGAAAACCGACTACATGGCACGGACGATTTCCGCAGCACCGACGGCAAGCCAACCTGGCAATCGGTCGCGCTGTTCTGCCAGCGCAACAAATACAAGCTGCGCCCGCAGACGCACTAGTTCGTCGACAAGATGGCCGCGCAGACCGTGTGGAACAGGGAGCCGACCGAGAGGCAACACAAGTATCTTTTCGCGCTGTTCCTCCAGCTGGGTGGGAAAATCATATGACCGCGCAAGTAGACGAGGCCACCGTCCGCCAATTCATCGAGATCATCAGCGCGCATGCGCGCCAGGTCATCAGCAGCGCCGGCCCGCCCGGCGTCCTGCAGCTATGTCGCCTCAATCCGATCGATGAGAAGGTCGTTCCCAGCCGGTTCACTCTCGACGATATCGAGAACATGGTGAAGACCGCCGTTGCCGACGCACTTGCCGGACACAACGCCTACATTGAGGCGCGCACCGTACGGGCCGATCTACGTGGCAGCCAACGCGGCGGCGTCGAAGATACCGCCTGGGTGTTCGGGCTCGTTGCTGACTGCGACGCCGACAAGGGCAAGGGCGGCAATATCACGGTTAGGCCTAGCCTTGTGATCGAGACCTCACCCGGAAATTTCCATCTCTGGTACCTGTTCACCCGCGCCATTCCGGCGGCGCAAGCCAAGGTGATTGGCGACGCCATCCGCGCCAACTCCGGCGCCGATAAGGACACCGGTGTCGTAACACAGCCGTATCGTATCGCTGGGACCCCGAATTTTCCTTCGGCCGAGAAGCGGGCGCGCGGACGCGTCACCATCGAAGCGACACGGATTGTCGAGCAGACCGGCCGGCTGTAGGATCCCGACGAGCTCCTGGCGGCGTTTTCGCGGGTCGCATCGGCCGCGGCCGCGGCTGCCGCGTCGATCGATTACGAGGCGACGCTGCCCGAGGAACTGCTCAAGGACATCCGCGAAGGCGGCGTTGGCAAAGGCAACGATAAGAGCCGTTCTGCGCTGTTCCAAAGCGTGGTCGATCAGCTCAAGCGCCGGCGCTGGAGCATCGAGGACGTCGTCGCGTTGTTTGAAAAGTACCCAAACGGCGTCGCGAAGAAATATATCAAGCGCCTGCGCAAGGAAGTCGAGCGGTCCTACTCCAAGGCCGTAAGCGGAGTGGCACTGGTGGCTGCTGCCGCTGCGGCGGGGACATCGCCCGGAGGCGCATCGACGGCCGCCACGGCGCAGGGAACAGCGGCTTCGGCGTCAGCGTCAGCGTCGGCATCAGCGTCGGCATCCGCACCCGCATCCGCATCCGCAGCAGCTGCAATCCGCATCCTGCCCACTATCCGCCTCATCGATGGACAGCTTCCGCGCACCGTCTCGGCGACCGAACACGCGATAATCTCCGCCGGTCTAGAGATCTATACGCGTGGCGGGACGCTCGTATTCCCTACCTTCGAGACCAGATTGGCGGCCAATGGACGCAAGACCATAACGGCGCGGCTGAGCGCTTTCAGTGTGGACGCATTCATTGAGCCGGTCGCCGAGTCCGCGATCTTTCAGCGCTGGAGTGTTCGGAAAAATACCTGGGTCGACGTCGATCCGCCCAACCAGCTCGTGCGCATGGCGCTAGCGCGCGCGCGCCGCTGGGCCTACCCGCATGTGAGCGGCATCATCACCACGCCCACGCTGCGTCCTGATGGCTCGCTGCTTTCTGCGCCGGGATACGACCCGCCCTCGGAGCTTTACCTGCTTCCCAGCCTGCAACTGCCGCCGATCGCCGAACGGCCCGCCCGACAGGACGCACTGGCGGCGCTGGCAAAGCTTAAGGACTTGCTCTGCGAATTTTCCTTCCAGGACAAAAAAGGGGACGGACTGGAAAAGAGACTCAACTGCTCGGTTTCAATTTCCGCGCTGCTGACCGCCTTGCTCCGTGGGTCGTTGCCGACTGCCCCGATCTACCTCGTGCGCGCCGACACGCCAGGAACGGGTAAATCTCATTTGGTCGATGTGATCGCCATGGTCGCGACCGGTCAGTTTTGTCCGGTCATCACCGCGGCCAAGGGCGTCGAGGAAACTGAGAAGCGTCTCGGCGCAGTCTTGTTGGGTGCAATTCCGATCTTCTCGCTCGATAACTGCACCTACGATCTCGAAGGCGAATTGCTCTGTCAGCTCACCGAACGGCCATTCGTCAACATCAGGATCCTCGGTCGCAGCGAGATGTCACCCTGCGAATGTCGCGCCGCTGTGTTTGCGACCGGCAACAACATCACGTTCCGGGGCGACATGGTGCGCCGCGGATTGGTCTGTAACCTCGAAGCACTCGACGAGCGACCGGAACTGCGGGTTTTTCAGAAGGATGCGCTTGAGGTCGCCGCCGATAATCGCGGCGCTTACGTCGCGGCTGCGCTCACGATCGTGCGCGCCTATCTCGCGGCCGGCTCCCCGCCGGTATGCGGCCCATTCGGCAGCTACGCGGCCTGGTCGACCATGGTGCGTAGTCCGCTGGTCTGGTTGGACGAGCCGGACCCGATTATCAGCATGGAAGGCATCCGCAACGAGGACGCGGTGCTCAACAACATCCGCGAATTCTTCAGCCTTTGGTTGGATTACGGCCTCGATCTCGATACGCCCCACCTGACCGCAAGCATCATCGAAGAAGCATGTGCGGCGCCGCCGAATTACTGGGGACCGATGTCGTTCAAGCAGTTTCTGCTTCGGGTCGCCGCATCAAAGAGTGATCCGAGCGCGATATCGGTCGATCGACTGGGACATTGGTTGCGCAAGATCAGTGGACGCATCGTGCGCGTAACCGACGCCCAAGGAACGCAGCGCAAATATCGTCTGGCCAGGGTGCAAGACGACAGGATAGGTCGCGCCCGCTTCCAGCTCGAACAAGTCAGCTGAGGTGCAGGTGATGCAGGTGATGCAGGTCTCTTCTCTATTAGACGTGTGGAGTTCGCAGGTACTGCGAAATTTATAGAGCTAATAGAAAGTGGCCCTCGATCACCTGCATCCCCTGCACCCTCGAATCGCAAAGGAGGCTAAAATGCCGAAAATCGAACCGGTCCGGGATAAATCCGCGACGATTTCCGCCGATATCGACGCTTTTCTCGCTGAGATGACGAAATCGTCGGCGCCGCAAACAGGCTCCGGACGCCTCATCTTTGCCCTCGACGCCACCGCAAGCCGCCGCGAGACCTGGGATATGGCCTGCCAGCTCCAGGGCGACATGTTCCGCTCTGTCGCTGCTATCGGCGGACTCAATGTCCAGCTCGTGTACTACCGCGACCTCTCTGAATGCCGGAGCTCACGCTGGGTTATGGATCCTGACCATCTCGCTAAGCTGATGACCCGCATCGAGTGCCGCGCCGGCAGGACAC